AGTAGTTTCAAGAGCGTCGAAGACGCGAGATTACCTTCCCCAAGATTAAACGCAAAGTCGCACAGTGCATCATACTGCCCCTGTGTGAGCGGTACATGGACCAGTCGCTTAACAGCCGCTTCCTTGATCCACATATCCTGCCGCAGATATTCATCTGCTTCTTTTTCAGTACAGGTATCCCCCTCTTTCACACCCTTTGTGTGTCCATAACCAATAGTCCAGACACCGACTGAATCTTGATAAGCTTTCAGTCGAAGTGCTTCGAACTTCTTGGTCATTTCATAGCTGGTATATTCCATTACCTTCCTTCCCTAATATTTACAGCACCTTTGAAACCACTAGTAGCGTTCTGCAAGCGTTGTTGCTCATCTTGGGACAGGTGTTGATCTCTCATCCAAGTGCTGAATTTACTGACAAAGGAATCCGGAGATTCCCCCAACTGTGCAGCTTGTTGGATATATCCCTGAATCTTCGCAGTGGTCAGATTACCACTCATAGAGTCGTACTTAGCCCGAGTCAAGATACGATCCACCACATCAGCATTGCCCTTTTGAATCTGACTATCTGAGTAGTTCTTAGCCAGTTCTTTGGACTCACCAATGCTACGGAATCCAAAGTTCCGCATAGCCATTTCCCCATCACTACGATACACTCGTCCTTTACCGAAGTTAGGACCAGCAGTGTTGTTCTGATAGAGGTTACGACCATCTGGTTGTTTCTCCGTGAACATCTGATTCTCCAAGAATCCTTGAATGGATTGAGGAGCAATGGATTTACCCAGCATCTTACCAGTAGTCATGTTAGGCTGAACCACAAAGCGACCAGTTGCCTGTGCCATATCCAGAACCGCACTACCGTATGGAATGAGTGCCTGTCCCATATTATCCGGGATCAGATTGGCATTACTGAATCGACTTGTCATATCCAAGCCAAGAGTACTAAAGATACCATGCGTAAGCAGTTCAGGAGTATTATGACTGAACAGTTCATTCGTCAGAGTGTCCGGCTTCCCAAGCATATTAGTCACCAACTGATAAGCAGTGTCTGCTTCGTTATATCCGAAGAAGCCCATAATACCCCCGAAGGCTAACGAGGTGGCAAGAAATGCAGCCATAGGCGTGTAACTCTTGATACCATTATCAGCACGAATGCCTTCACGGGTATAGAACGCCATTTGACTTGCTTGGTTATGCTTATACCGAGTAAGGGTACTTGCAATGTCACCAAGCCAGCCGAGCTTTGCATACCCCATCGGACGTTCGATAGGATGGTAATTCACCATCGTGAAGTTCGTCATGTTCTCAGCAGCACCAAAGATATCCTTAGTCGGGATACCAGCGTCTTTGAGCAAATGAGAATAGAACAGGAAGGATATACCGCGAGTCAGGTGTTCCGGAATCGTGATATTAAGGTCTGCGATCTTATGGTAATTCTCCATGATCGGAGACTGATTAATATCCTTGGTATGGTCTGCCATTTTCACATCCATGATACCATTCTTGGCAGCATAGTCAAGGGCTTGTTTTTCAAAGCCACTCAGCTTAGTCATCTTTTCGTCAGTAAGACCATGTAGATAGGTATTAGCTGCCTTAACCTGAGCAGTGGTAGCACTGAACTCCAGACCACGATTCTTCAACAAAGCAATCATACCGGGGTGAACCTGTAATGGTTGCATAAGCTGAGTAATCGAGAATGGAATATTCAACAGTCCCATAAACTTCTGCATGGCAAAGTGCTTCACCAAGTTTGATGCCTTGAACATATTGCTATGTCCAATACCACTGAACTCTCCTAGCTTAGATACAGTCCAGTTAGCAGCATCTGCCAGAACTCCTTGATTACGTCCAAGGGCATGGTCAACATATTGCTTTGCCCATTCCGTAGCATTTGGAGTCTGCTTAACTACTTCCTCATCTCCCAATAGCGGTTTCAGATCGTGAACTGCTTTCTCCATTGCCATCCACGAATAGCCCTGTTCGTAGTACGCAATCTGTGCCTTCATACCTTCTTCGGCATTCTTCATAGCCGTTTCCCACGGCTTGTTGCCTTGACTACCAACAATACCACCAGCATCTTTGACCTTAGCCTTAGCATGACGAGTAGCATTCAAATAGTTGATTGCATCACTCTGCATGTAATCCCGATAGGTCTCAAACAGCTTAGCAGCACTTGCATCAGTGCGCTCGATGAAGTTGATAGCTTCCATCAGACCGCCAAAGCGATCAGCAGGGCGCTTACCACGGCCTAGGGTGTTGTATTCACGCTTACCCATTTGCCACTCTGGGTGCTTCTCAGCCATGAACTTCGAAATTTTATCCAGTTCCCAACGAGTAGAGCCAGCAATACGGCCTACGATCTTACCATCGGCATCAAATACGAATCTGGAGAAGTCACCCATAAAGCGACCAGCAATGTGAGCAGTACGCTTATCAATCGGCTTCATACCTAGTTGAGCACGAGTATCATTGAAGTCCTTAAAGAACCGGTTATCAATTTCTCGTTGCTTGAGGTAGTAGGCCACTTGCTTCTCATTCATTCCTGCTTCTCGAAGTTCCTGACCACTGAGTTCTTTGTGGCCTTCATGAAGCATTTGTACTGCCCAAATTTCACCCTTCTCCTCTGGAGTGATCTCGCGCATGCGAGGCACTAGGCCAGTCTCCGGATTCGTCAGATAATCCTTGACATTGCGGGAGAACTCTTGAGTAGCCCTAGTCATACGCTCGTAAGTATACTTCACTACCGGATTACGGGTCTTGAGGCTTTCAAACAAACCACCTGCCTGTAACTGGTGACTTAGACGTTCCAACATGGTATTGGGGATATCGTCAGCCTGCTTTGCCATGCCGATGATTTCATCCATCGGCTTATCATAGAAGGTAAAGTCAGAAATCGGACCCTCCAGACCCGGAACCTTCAGACGTTGAACATCTTCAAAGTTCTTGGTGTTTACGGGTTCAGGCTTCTTCTTACGAGTTACCATCAGGTCCGATAGCTTACTAGGCATACCGGCATCCTCTAGAGTACTCTTAGTAGTGTCCTTACCAGCCTCAGCAATCTGTTTACCCAAGTCAAGCGTATGTTCCAGAGCATCCGAGATGGGAGTACGGGTAGAGCCCGACATTCCTAGAATACTCTTCACATTGTCTACAAACCGCCGCCACGTAGAGCGGTTCTGATTCTCAAGCTTGTGTTCCTTGAGATACTGCTGGAATTCCGGACTAGAGAATGCTTCAGCCAGAAACTCCTTCGGATTCACAATGCTCGGAAACTCCTTCTGCATACCCATATCTGACAGCTTATGGAAGAGGTCTTTGATGCCCATCACTCGCAGATCATTGGGACGACTATTGATGAAGTCCGAAGAGATCGCGTGCACTAGTTCATGAAGAACCGTATGAGGACTTACAGCACCCACTTTCGAAAAGCCAACAGTACGAGTAGTAGGATCATAATAGCCAGTAGCCTGACGATCACCTATGTCCAAGATACCTTCATCATGCACACGGATGTTCAGACCTTCCAACTTACCTTTGAGGTAGTCAGCCAGATTACGGTAGGCCACATTCTCATGATTATGCACAATAGTATCTAGAGCAGCATTAACATCCCCACTGACTAAGTGTTCAGCCATAGAGGCACTGTGCTCCGGAGCCATTAGAGACTTATCACCCACGAACTCATTAGCAAAATCGTGCTCACTATGAAAGTCCACCTTGTCCATGTTACGGGGATCAAGGAAGAAGGAACGAGTGGGGCTGTTCTCGATCCGTCCTACGGACTCGGCAAAGTCAAGCTCACGCTGAGCTTCCATCTTATTGAAGTCTTTTTGCTTTGCCAGTTCCTGCATTTCATAAGCAGCATCAATCTGTGCCTGCTTATGGGCATCCATATCATCAAATGCTTTAGTACGATTAGCACGATCAAAGGCATCTTGCATAATCCCACTATTAGGAATGGTATCATACGATTTCTCAGGTTCCCAATTAGCAATCCCCCGATCTACCTGATCTCGGCGAGCCAATTCATCAGTGACAGGAGTGCCAGTTGGTGCTTCTTGAGCATCCTCTAGAATCTTACTGCCGAATAGATCGCCCTGAGCGTTGTCAATGGTAGCAGGCCGACCAGCTTGAGCCTCCGTTACATGACCGCCAACGTCATACGGATTGACGGCTGCAAAGTCATCTGCATGTGCTACAGTACCACTGTCGAACTGGTCAAAGGGATTGGCCTCTGCTTTAGGGGCTGGCTCATCCTTCTTGATAGTGGCTTCTATTTTATCAGCAGCTTTAGTATTCAGCTCACCCTTGCCTTTAAATGCTCCACCAAGGCGTTCAATGGGAAGTAGGTTAAGAGCAATCTCAGTACCCGCTTTACCAATAGCCTCGTTGGCAAGGTGATTACTACCCAAGTCTTTACCCACAAATGGAATAGAGTTCGCCAAGGTATCAAAGGTAGGACCACCACTTTCTACGATCTTTTGTATACCTTTGTTCAGTCCCTCGGTAGCCTGCTTACCATACTTGCTTTGAGAATCATACTGAATCTTATCATTGATTGCCTTCTCAGTACCCTGTTTAACAGCCAAAGCTGCATCAGGATCACCCGTCATCAGGCCACCTAGATAGGTAATACCACCACCAAGACCAGCGGGAAGACCCGTTACGAAGTTAGAGGCAGCCTCATTGATGGGGCCAAAAGCAGCCCCAACAGTATGAAATGCTTTGTCCAGTACCTTACCAGCTTTACTAGAGAACGAATCCTCATGATCGTCAAACTGGTCGAACGGGTTTGCACTGTCAAATTTATCGAACGGGTTATTTTCCATTAGTTTCCTAGAATTGTTTTAGAAGCACCTGCTCCATACTTCGCATCAAACTGATCTCGAAGTTTCGGATTAGATTTGAGCATTTCAATAGCACCTTGCGGAATAGTCTTACCTTGTGGGACCGGGATCGCTTGAGTACCTTGTACAGCAGCAGCAGCATTTTGCAGAGGAGTGGATTGACCAGTCATTTGCGCAGGTAGTGCATTAGCACCAGCAGCCCGCTCTTTAAGACGCTGCGCCTGTAGACGATGAAGTTCTTCAACACGTGCAGGAGAGGCGGTGCCCTCAGCAATCTCATCTTCAATAGTAGAGATTTTCTGATCAGTATTCATCTTGGCATACATAGACTGAACACGCTTTTCAGCAGCCTGTATACGGGAATTAGCCGCCGTGTCCGCAACATACCGTTGGGTCTCGTTATTCCCCGTTGCAATATCACGTTGAGCAGCAGTACGTTGTGCTTCAAGTGCCGACTTTTGTAGGAAGTCCCCCGAAGCCATAGACATACCAGAACCGAGAGTTGCAAGGCTCTTGACCACTTCACTATCCGGCATGTTCTCAACACCCTTTAGTACGGGATCATTGGGATCAACACCAAACTGTTGCATGATCTGTGGTGCTAGTTGTTTATGAAGAGCCGGGGGATACTGACTCAATATTTGTGCGGTTTGCATTGCAATCTCACCAGTACGCCCCAGCTTACGCATACCATCACTACCAATTTGATCCCCGAGTTGGCTCAATCGTGCTGCTACTTTTTTTCCGAGCACTTGGGTGTCATACTGACCTTGTGCAGCAGTAGATTGTGATTGTCCCACAATACCCGGAAGTTCAGCTTGTTGAGCGGCAAGACGGCCCTGCATGAACTGAGCATTCAAGGGATTCATCACATCAGCTTGATTAATTTGTTGCTGTGTCTGTTGATTAGCAAGTTGCTTACTCATCAGATCAGCCTGCATCCCTTGACGGTCTAGGCCAGATTGCTGCCCCATTTGTAGAGCAGCAAGATTACCCATACCATTTTGGAACATCGTGTTTAGTTCATATGGACTCATTTAATTACCTCGTAGGGGCAGAAGCCGGAGAGAACAGATTATTCAGATACGAACTACCAGCACCCAAAAGATTACTGAGTGCGGAACCAGAGCTACCCGCAGAACCAAGAGCATTGAAGATGCCGTTAAGGCTGTTATCATAATGGCCCCTAGATGCGGCTCCCATTGCATAAAACGACGGGCTGGTCATGATCTTGGATCGTTGATCTGCGAGCATAGCTGCCAAGTTCTGTGCACGAATACCATATTGACTATTACGGCCAGCAGCAGCATCCTGAGCATTCATCTTTTGTTCCATCATGGTAGCTTCCGGAGTACCGGGTTTATACATACCAGTCAACTGGTCCATGTAATTCTGCCAGTAGTCCTTGTCCGCGGTATTCTGTTGATAGCCAGTATAGGCACCAAGAATACTACCCAAACCTCCCAGAATATCTCCGATACCTACACCAGTAGGTAGACCAGTAGTACCTCCAGAACTCGTACCACCACTGGAAGGAGTAACCACCGGCAGGGGGATTGGAGCAATGGGAATAGTACCCGGATTTGGAGTGTAATCAACCGGAGGTACAATAAGACCGCCAAGGCCGGAAGTCGGAGGCTTTTGGCCCGTAACCGTGACTACTGGGATGTCAGGATCAATACCAGAATCCGGACCTTGGATATTATCAGGGAGATCACCAAGATGAGGGTCTTGAGGAAGAGTACCGGGATTTGGAGTAAAGTCCAATCCGGCCAGTCCTGCTCCAAGAGCACCGCCAGCGGCGAGACCACCAAGACCTATTCCAGCACCCGCACTAGCTGCCGGGGCAGTCATCGTTACGGTAGGAATTGCAGCATCCGCTAGTCCACCAAGCCCTGCCGCAGTACCTGCTCCAAGACCACCAGCAGAAGCAGCACCAGCAGTAGCTCCGCTGATCGACCCTAATCCTGCATCGGCTGCTGTACCAGCGGCAGCAGCTCCTTCTCCCGCAGCGGCAGCACCACTACCAAATAGACCAAGAGCATCCGCACCTACCGCTGCACCATAAACTATGGGACCATATTTAATGATTCCATTCATGATAGGATCAATAATCTTACCAAGACTGTCTAAGAAACCGCCGCCTCCAAAATCCTCATACCCATTTGTATGATTCTGAATATCACTCCATCGCTGGGCCACTTGATTGTTATAAGCAGCCATGCCCTCCGGAGTGCTAATTTGTTGACGGAAGGCTAGGTCAGCAGCTTTCTTGGCCTCAATCTGTGCATCATAGTCATCGGCGTTTTCAGCTTTGTATGCCATCTTTAATTTCCTTATTGAGAACCGTTGTTAATGTCTACCTCAAAGCCTTCCAGACGAAGTGGATATGCTCCAGAATAAACCAGTTTAAAAGCACGCCTACGGAACATCCCCAATTGAGTGATGGTAGGCATAGTGTCACTAATCACAATACTTCTTCCAGACGAGTAGGACTGATAATCATTATCGGTCCAGTACAGTGTACAGGAAGTAGAGTTGTTACCATTGGGTACATCACAGATCAGTGCAAATCGATGCATGAATTTTTGATTCATACTACCGAAGTCCTGCTTTTCACTGATTGCTACACTTGTGATGTTGGCAGTTGATGTTGGACTAGTTGCATCCGTCGAAATACCTTCCACCATAGTGTAGACATATCCGGTAGCACGGTCCAGAAGTAATGGATATCCAGTGGAGTAGTCACTTGCATAATCACAATTGAACTTGGCAGTCCCGGTATAATCAGCCCATTGGTGCCACATCTGACTATCGAAATCAAATACCCAAGTAACGTTCGTGAGGTTCAATACATAGAACTTATGTCCCTTTGATCGGATACAAAACGCCTTGGCATTCACTAGGTTAGTACCCTCATGGTCTAGGCTCTGGCGTACCGGCTCCGTACCAATCTCAGTAGGATTAAACCCATTGAATACCCAAACAGTGCGACCACCCATCTGTGTCTGTCCCACAAACACTACCTGTTCTTCAATCTGAGAAAGGGTGTCAGGAGCAGCAATACCAATCTGGTGTAGTGCTGCACTGTTGCGTGCAAAGGGAGTTCCGGGGAACGTACCAGTATCATAGAAATATTCGGTAGTCTGGGAACCCACAGCTACGATGTAGTTATTCTGACGACAAACAGCAAGCACTGGATCAGGAAAGGTCTCAGCCGTGATGAAATCACCAGCAGTCCAAGTCAACGGATCAAGTAGATTACTGTTGTACAGATCGGCAGTACCCTGCTTAGCAACCACCAAGTATCCATCAATATACCCACAGTGGACCACATGTGGGGTGGGGAAGTCTGCATCCGTGATCTGAGTCACCAAATTAGAACTATCGATGACCCATCCTGAGATACCATCCAACACAACTAGGAAGTTCTGATTAGTATTGTTGGCAAATTCCTGAAATCCAACAGCACCTGTAGAGGTGGACAGAACTTGTAGAGAACTTCCATTTCTGTATAGGGTGTTCCCAACCACGTAGAAGGTACTTCCATTCCAGTAGTAGATACCCCGGCCTTGGCCGGAAGTAGTGCCCAACTGGTATTGGAGACCTCCACGCTGTTCTAGATAAAACTTATTACCTTCGATCCCTTTCTTGGCTTCTGCAAAGAAGTTAATGAAGATTTGATCTTTAGTAATTGAAGCACCAGTGCGTTGCTCCGGATTTCCGACAAAGCTAACTCGTTTAGTAGTATAGGTACTATAGTAGGGATTAGCGGCCATAAGTCACCCAATCAGGCTGTAGAAACAAACTGCCCTCCTCGGTTCCAAATGACAGTGCTTCTTGTAAGAAATACTCAGCTTGTCGTGCATAATCCTGACGATCCTGCAAGGGAATACCGAACTCAGGGCCGAGACGATATGCTAACCCATATATAATTGCTTCAAGCCAGTACTGCGGAAAATCAAGGTTATCTGTACCACTCACAACATCTTGGAATGGCTTCTGATACACCAACTTGATCTGACGATTAGCAATCGAGTAATCATCTGGAGTAGGCCAGATATGCAACACACCAGTCTGATTCAGTGGCTCATACCAATAATGAATTGGAGCACCTGTAGCAACCGTAGACGGCAGCAGATTATAATCCAGATGAGTTTTTTGATTCATCGGAATAATTGTACCTGCCAAATTGTCTACCAGAGTAGCTTGTGTAACCTTTAGAGGTGCTGGAATGTTAGTGCCTTCACTAAAAGTGTAGGACTTCGTGGCGGTCAGAGTCACTAGGTATTCAGAGATTACCCATAACGGCAAGCCCTTAGCC